TTGCCCTCCTTCAAGGGCTTCTCGTCCGCATACCCCATGGTTGCCCGTGCATGAGCCTCGTAGATGTCCATCCCACTACGTAGAGCTAACAAAGTCTCTTCGTCTTCTGATAGTACCGCTAGGCAGCGAGGCTCAATGTTACTGAGATCGCATACAACCAACATCTTTCCTTCAGGTGCTTGAATTCTTTTGCGAAGATTGATCTCAAACAACTCACCTCTCGGCATGTTCTGAATATTGAAGCCACTATCCCCTGACCACCTTCCTGTATGAGCCCCGAAGTACTTCATTCCATAGGACATACGTCCGTCTGACTTTGTGCGCTGGCGCATTGTCTTCATCTTCATCAGAAGAGCATTGATGCGGCGATAGTCGGACATCGCTTGAGCGAATGGGAGTTTGTCTCCGTGCTCTTCCTTCCATTTGTCGAATTCCTCCGAGTCCTGTGCCATTGACCTAGGCGGCTCCACCCCATACTTACGGCATTCCTCTGCCATTGCCTTTGGGCTTAAGACCTTCGCCTCCTCGTCATCGGCCCATGGGATCATCTTCCTAGCCTGCCAGAGCTTCAGTTCAAGCGTGCGAATATCCTCCTCCACTCCTTGAACGTCTACTGGAACTCCCCTCCATCCCATGTATCTTGTGTGCAGTGACAGCTTTCGTTCATGCACGGGCCATTTGTCGTTATGATCTTGCCAGATCTTTAAGCAGTAGCGGGAGTCTTTGAGTGCGTACTCCTCTACCTCCTTCTTAAACTCTGGGGTCATGGCATCCCACTGTTTCCCGGCCATGTTGTCACGGGTACTCTTCTCTACCTTGATCTCGTACAGAAGACCTATAGCAGCCTTCAGGGAGCGCGGCAGACCCATGTACGCTACAAGGTCAGCAGTGTCGTGCCACTCAGCAGGTCCCTTACCCCTCACAACGCCAAGCTCTACCAGCCTCTGGTACACCATGCCGTCAAAGCTAGTGTTATGCGATAGCCATACTTCCCCGTCCAAGCAGGACCAGTCGAAGTCCTTTGGATGCCCGACAAATTCGTTACCGTCATCCCCCACGATGCTCACCATGTAGGCATCGAAACTGGGGTGGTTGACGTAGTGATAGTAACCCAGATCGGTTACTGAAAATTCTTTAGAATAGAACGTCTCGAAGTCGATTGCGTATGTGCTCATGTATTAAAAATAAAAAAGGGGGTCTGCTCGATTTAACAGGGTAAGCAAGGTCACACACCATATATAACCTTCGCGGCTAAACATAACCGCGATGACCCGTCCGTAGATCTCCTACGACACTATACGAGCAAACCCCCAGAGTTTTAGGCGGTCCGCCAGATACGGCACCCGTCCTTGCCGTCATTCTTCTCAGAACGAACGGTATAATTCCAGCCCGGATTTAACCTTTTGAACCGAGCAGCCGTGCAGCGCAGAGAAGACGACTTCTCCTTGCAGATCCAGAAGGATTCTTTAACCCCGAGTTTGTTTACAGGGTACATGATCTTCTCTTTGCGCCAGCGTCCCCGGTTTTCTCCGGTAGGGAGGGACACGTTGTTTTCGATGATTACTTCCATAGCTTCAAGTTGCATAGTTTTCCAATGATTCCGTAGTTAGAGATGTCGTCCCAAGTATCTGAGAGCGACTCAAAGTTTACTGACGCTTGTGAGGTTAGCAGGTTTTTCAGACGGTTGATCTTGTCGTTGAGCCGGATAAGCACTCCCATCTCTCCGAAGTCTGAGATGTTCCCACTTCCATAATCCCGCTGCTTGCGATCAAACAGAGTGAGGTTCTTCAGTGCTTCCTTGAGGGCAAGCTTACCCATAGCTGTGGAGATTTCGTATTCATCGCAGATGAGGCTGAACAACTTTTCAGGAGTAACGCTACGATCCTTTACTTGTTGAGAGTAAACCACTCGTCTTGTCGTAGGGTTAAGCTCAGACTCGAAGTCTTCGCCGTACTCAAATCCCATTTCCGTGAGAGCATCCTTGATCAAGCTGTCAAGAATCTCAGAAGAGAACTCTCCAATCATCAAACTAGTAAGATGACTGTTTGCGATAGTCACTTTCCTAGTTCCTGACCCCGTTATAACTGGGGCCATATGCGCTACAAGAAAGTCTTTAACTTCCTTGTACCGTTCTGGGTTGATGGTCATTTGATTGACTCAAAAAAAGCCACCGCTTCTGGAGTGTGCTTGCCAGCGAATTTCATTACTGGAGCATACCAAGAGTTCTTGGCGTTCTTTTTGATCTCGCTGGTGACTGCAAACTTCCCAGTGTGAAGACCCGCCTTTAGCAACGTGTACGCCGCTGTGATCAGGGTCTTGCCAGCCGATGTGAATGCTGAACCTGTGAGAGTCCAGATAGCCACTCCATAGTTCTTGTCCTCGAATACGTGCGGGAACAATCCCTCAAGCTCCGAAGGACAGTCAGCAGGCTTTTGCATCGCCAACTGCACGTGTGCAATTTCCTTGTAGTACTCCGGATCACCCCAGCGCAACGAGCCGCCCGCAGCAACAACCTCATCCGCAGTGTCGTAGTTCTGGGGCATCTCTTCAGAACCGTAAGGGATATCCTGCTGGTACTGCTTGCGAAAACGAAGCACCGTTACTTCAACCGGGGTTTTGCCGTTGGATAGGATGACCTCCTTGTTGAACAGGAAACATCCGGGAGTGAAGATGTTGCTGAGTTCACCTACCTTCTGCACAAGGTTGATTCGTGGAAGCCGAATGTCATTCCTTGAGATCTCTCCCTCGATCCCGTTGTTAACCGGAGCAACAACTTCCACAGCTTTGGGTTGAGCCGGAACTTCCGTTACTTGCGTAACGCTATCCGTGATCTGGGTTTCTGTACTTTGTTTTTTGAACGATGTTGTAGCCATATTAGTCTTTGATTGGTTTCAGGTATTTGATTGTTGATTCTTCCTTGAGAACACCTGCATCTCTCAGAAGATTTTCCAACTGCTGCTTGCTTTTGCCTTTTTGGCCTTTACCCGCAGTAGCTGCAAAATTCTTTTCCAGTTCCGTGATGGAAACCCGTGACACGGAAGCCATGAAATCGTCCATAGTCATCTTGTCTTGAAGTGCGGACCACGCCCCCATGGGGCTGGTAATAGTCCTAGGCGTGGAACGATCCACGCAGCGGAATCCGGGAATGTCGATCCCCTCGTACAAATGTACACGCAGTGCTTCTTCCCGTACTTTCTTGATCCAGTCCTCCAAGATCGGAGCAATCTTCAGGAACTCTGAGATCTGTTCCGGCTTGGTAGCGTCGATCACTTCGTCCTTTGCCAGCGTTGCTTCTTTAGCTTTCTTCAGAGCCACCCCTGCCAGCGCACCACACTTGCCCTTGCGCCCGCAGTACTGGCACCCAGACGGAGTAGGGTTGAAGAACTCAGGCAGTGCTTCCTTAGCCCGTGCGATAATTGTCTCAATCCTTAGACGTACATTGGCGTAATCCGCGCCTCTCTTAAAAACGTAAGTGCTAACCTCATCCCTACGCGGCAGGAGAATATGCACCGTGATTTCTTCCACAGCAGTCCACTTGTCCCAAACTCCCAAGGCATACGCCTGTAGCTGTGCGTTTACTTCTGCATCAGGAACTGAGCGACGACCAAACTTTGTATCAATTAGATCGGCTTTAGTTCCGTGAACAAGCACCCAATCCGCCGTACCAAACTGATCAAGGATTGCTAGTCTGGTTTCTTTGAAGACCTTGGTTTTAGCCGTCTTCAAATCGTTGATGTACCCAAGGCACATCTCCACCAGCAGAGTCTGCTCCTCTGTAAGGCCCGCCGTAGACTCCTTCTCCATAGCCTCATGGCAGCGGGTGCCTTCTTCGGCAGCGGAGTTATCTTTATTCGGATCATTGTCGTTTTCCCAACCGGGACAGATCTCCCGATATGTAAGCGACGATGGCGAATACTTTGCGTGCGCCCGAGACTGGTGGTCGGGCTCCACTACTGGTGTGGTTTGCATTTGTGTGTCCATAGGCTTAATGTCTTCTGCTTCCTCTGTCAAGCCACCTTGGTTAAAAATTTCAAGGTTTTTCAGCTTTTCTCGTATAGAACGCTCTATTTTCTCCTCGATTGTACCCGCTGCAAACAGAACTCGTTGCTGCGAAGGGCTCTTTCCACCCGCTCGATGTACCCTACCCATGACCTGAAGCAACTCTTTTGCGTTGAATGAAGGGCTAATCAACGCCGTTCTTGCGTGATTTCCCGTCTCGTCGTGCAACGAAACTCCTGTTCCTCCCGCTGCAATATTGCAGACGATGATTTTTGAGTCCCCTTTCTGGAAGTCCCCCATACATTGCTGACGTTGATCAGTTGTTTGGCCCCCACGAATAACGCAGTCCGTTTTCAACCGCTCGCACACCCCTTCCAAGGTAGCGTCAAAGTTTACGAATATAGCAACGCTACGTTTTTCCCTGATAGCATCTTCCGCAGCCTCGATAATATAGGGAATCTTGAGAAGTTCCACCTGCTGCCTAGCCCGTAGTTGCTTGACTAGAGCTTGTGCCGCTGGATTCGACGAGTCGTCCTGCATCTCTTGATGCAACGTAAGGATCTCCTCTTCCATCGTCTCGTATAGCTTACCAATCTCGCCCTCATCTCCAAAATCCACAGGCTCCGTGATGATCTGCGTCTCATTGAAGTGCGCTTTCATGTCCGCCACCCGCAGACGGCTACCTTTGCCCGTGTTGAAAATGTTACCGTGTATTTTCAACAACTCTTTCTCGCCACCCTTGAATACCAGCGCACCCCATGGGTTAGGCTTGCATCCATATTTGCGTAGCCAGTTCCAATAATCCTTCAGATCGTGCAGCCCAAGGATATACCCTAGAGCTTTCATCTCCGTTGGGTCTTCTGCTGCCGTTGCCGACAGCATCAAGTTGTAGAAATCCTTCGACCCCGCCAGCATCTTGCTGTTCTGGGACTTCATACTCATGCATTTCTGCACCTCATCCCAGATGATGAGCTTTTCTGTACCTGCACTCAGGGTCCATTCCCATTGTCGTTTCAGGAATTCCCCTAGCAGGGTATTGCCAGCCCTCAACTTCTCGTAGTTTACCACCGTAGCCCTGACACCCTGTGCCTTGAGTTCTTTGATCCATGCCGGGATGGTTGCCTTGGGACAGACTACTATAGTTTCCACTCCTAATCGTTTAGCCAGTTCCACCGCTACTACAGTTTTACCGCATCCAGTTTCAGATGCATCCAAGGCAGCGCGATGCGCCCTTAAGGACTGCTCCAGCTTGTCAGCATGAGCGGCCTGTACAGGATATAGAGTCTTCATCCGATCTTGCCGTTCCGCGCAGCCCTGAGAAGAAGTAGTGCGTCAGCAGTTGCCAACGTAATTGGCACTCCGGGGTACAGTCTTTGAGCCTCCCCCTTTAGCTTGTTTTTCCACTCCGTCTTGGTCATCCCCTTGGAAGTGCCCAACCCCAATGCCTTCTGCCAATCCTGAGGCTTTACTAAGATTACCTCGTATTCAAGTGCCATGAGCATACCTTTAATAAGGCCCCATGAGGAGGCGTAAACGGCCATGGCTGAAGACGGCATGTTTGTACCAGCGTACTTGACGATATTTTCTAGGTACGCCTTACGAGGTCCTGTGGCGCAATCCTTTAGGATCTTTAGCAGATCCCCGTCCGTCTCTGGTATTTTGGAAGCCGTAGTGGCTCCGTTAAATTCTAACGCGATACCCCCGTTAGCTCCGGGGTCGATTGCTAGTGTTACCATTTTTAAGAAGTTCTATTGTGAATTGTAGTTTATGAATTTCTTGAATCAGTTGGAGAAGGGTTACCTTATCCACGGTAGTATTATTCTCAATGCAGTGCTCTGCGTTTTCTAGAATCTGTTGGAATGTCATAGGGGAGGTGAATTTTCTCATGTCGTTCACCTCCTCTCAAGACATTTACTACTCCAGCCTACCGTTTTCACACCGGATCGGGGTACGGATTAAGCGTTTCGAGGCTGTGTTTGCTGCGCTTCGCGCTTAACGACTGCCCCTCATCCAACCAGCGTTGGATATCGGACTCCCTAAACCTTGGGTGTCCTGATGCCTTGCTATATGGCAAGGGGTTATTCTTCTGCCTCATGAAATTGTCGATGCTTCGGGTAGTGGTAAGCAAACGCTTCGCTACTCCCTGCTTATCGTAAATGGTATCGTGAACTGTGGTCTGCATTCCGGAAACTTGTTCTAGTTCGATCTGAACGCGACCATCAGGCAGTGTCGTCACCCGAAATGAGCCGTTAGCTTCCAGTACTATTTTCGGAGTTAATTGCATTTCACGCCGGAGTAAGCATGATATTTCCTTGTTTTTCAAGCTCAAACCATTCGGTCGCTTGTTTTTCAGAAACTAGAGCTTTGTAGGAACGCTGCACTTCAGTCTCCGAGTTGCCACAATACTCCGCAATCATGGGGGCATTCTTGTGCTTGGCCATTGCGTAGCTGATATAGGAGTGGCGCAGTCCGTTGTGAACCCACACCTCAGTCAATTTGGATAGCTCCTTGTACGGATCTACCGTTAGAACTAGTCCGGAATTACCCTGAAATTTGTAAAGCAAGTTTCTGATTTGCAGGGTTATTGGGACCGTTCGCCTACGCTGGCGCTTGGTGATCTCCGCTGAAAGCACGATCACCCCCTCGTCCCAGTTAAAGTCCTCCCACCTCAGACGAGCTATTTCCGCTGACCGAATCCCCGCAAAACCTCCCAGCACCAGCATGGGGAGAATATCGTCTGGAGCTTTATCTAGCAATTGACGCATCACAGACGGCTCAATGATCCCCGGATTTTTGGCACTAACCTTCGGGGTCAGGGTCGCTTGAGCCGCAGTCTTTCCGGCGGGTGCGTAGCCTCGATCTTGCGCCCACGACCACAGTGCGATCAGCGTTCTCCTGTGATTTACCTTGGTACGCCCGCAGTTTCCAATCCCATTGAGGTACTCATCTAGTTGCTGAGTGGTCACATCACTGAATCTGCCAAGGAATGTCTTCGCAATTCGGTGTAAATGATGACGAATGGTAAGTAGATTCCTATTTTCTGTACCTATTTTCTGCGTCTGTGCCACGTGGAACATCTCCACAATCTGTGGAACAAAGATCTCTTTAAGCTCCGAGTTGTTGTGCTTGAGGTAAAAGTTAACGGCATCCAGCAGAGTAGTCTCCCCCAGCATTTGCTCGCACATCCGGTAGTACATAAACTTCTCCGTAGGAGTCTGCGACCTCTCCACCCGTCCCTGCCCAATATCGTCTAGGATCTCCTTGGCCCGAGCCTTGGCCGCGTCCAGTTCTGCATGATTCTCCCGCTTCCTACCCCCGCTGCTTCGCCAGCAAACTGTATGCGTCTCAAAGGACCCCTTGTTTTTGCAACGGTAAATTTTTACCTGCCCGAATTTGCTCTTAAGTATTATTGGGAATGCGCTCATCGGGGGCCAAACTAGGTAGCCGCCTCCGAAGAATCAAGAAAATTCTTACTAGTTCCTGTTTCACTGCGAGGTGAAACCTTTTCGCTCAGTGAATCTGGTTGAAAACTTCCGGTCTTTTCAGTAAAGATTCTCTCCTATCCATGACGCAACCCGTAGACAATCGCCCTCATAAATACGGTCGAGTCTTCAAAGAAGGGTTCGATCCTCTCAACATTGAACTTTATGCGTTCCGCGAAGGGTTCTCTGTAGAGAGCGGCGGACTGGGGAAAGCCCAGCATTTCAAGAATGTTGTCAATTTCTTATGGGGTAAGAACAACCGCATCAAGAAGTTCATCTGGCATCCATGGGCTGAAGAACTACTGGAAGCTTTGTGCGAGAATACTTATGTGGGTGCTGCTGGGTGTGCTTCTAGTGGGAAGACCGAACTTGCTGCTATTTGGGGCATTGTAAACTTCTTATGCGCTCCGAACGCAACGATGGTGATCCTAGTGTCCACGACTCTAAAGAGTGCCCGCCAACGCATCTGGGGTAGTGTAGTCCAGTTTTGGCAAGCGGTTCCGGGGTTACCGGGGAAACTAGTGGACAGTCAGGGGCTCATCCGTCTGGACGATGGCTCCGGAGGGAACAAGTTCAGCGACAAGTGCGGTCTCGTTCTAGTGCCTTGCGAGCGAAGTCAGGAGAAGGACGCGATCTCAAAGATGATCGGTCTGAAGAACAAGAGGGTTTTTCTGATCGCTGATGAGTTGTCTGAGCTTACAGATTCCATCGGAGAAGTCGCTTTCCCCGGAGGCAACCTCACCTCCAACCCGTACTTCCAGTTTGTGGGATTATCGAACCCTGCTTCGTACTACGATCCCTTCGGTAGGTTGATCGAACCCAAGGCCGGATGGGCTTCCATCAATGTGGACTCCGAAAAATGGGATACCAACTTTGGCGTTGCCGTTCATTTTGACGCTTTGAAATCCCCGAATGTCTTGGCTGGCAAGACGTTGTTTCCGTTCCTACCCACTCAACAGAAGGTTGATGAGGCGTTAAAAGCCAACGAACCTACTTCCGCCAGATTTTTCCGCATGATGCGGGGGTTCTTCTGCCCGGAAGCCAGCGAAGACCGCATCTATTCTGAGTCTGACTTCATCAAGTTTGAAGCAGACAAACCCATCATCTGGGCTACTCCGGGAACCAAGGTCGCTGCGCTGGACCCTGCATTTACCAATGGAGGCGACCGTTCCGTATTGTACTTTGGCACCTATGGTACGAATAAGGATGGTCTTCCAGCATTGTGCTTTGACGGATACGAGATCCTAAACGAGGACGTAACCAACAAGACGGAGCCTAGGTCTTACCAGATTGCCAAGAAGTTTCGTTCCCTCTGCGAAAGCCGACATGTATCTCCCGAGAACGCCGCCTTCGACGCTACGGGTGCGGGTATTTCTTTTGGCGATGTAGTCCGCGTAGTGTGGTCCGACAGGGTTCACCGCATCTCCTTTGGTGGCGGAGCCTCTGAACGACCCGCATCTATAAGCGACAACACTCCCGCCAAAGAACGCTATACCAATCGAGTATCCGAGATTTGGTTCTCCGCTAAACAATTGCTTCGCGGACGGCAGGTAGGTGGAATCAGCCCCGATCTTGCAAAAGAACTATGTGCTCGCAAATTTACCGAACGTAACTCTAAACTGTGCGTGGAACCAAAGGAGCAGATGAAGTCTCATTTTGGTAAATCGCCCGATTTAGCTGACGCTGCATTGATGTTGGTTCTGTTGTGTCAGACACGTTTTGGTTTTGGTGCTTCGGGTTCTGCCCATAGACCCGCTATAGCTGGGGCTAGTAATAGCTGGAAAGCCGCAACACAAAAACTTGCTTCAGCTTGTCGTGGAAGAAATAACTTGCAAATAACTAGTTAAATCAGTAAACCCCTTCACACGGTTTCATACTTTTAGGAATCTCCCATGTCGCAATCTACGGTTTCTGATAGTCAGCTTCTGCTGAAGAACATGTCCCCTGAAGGGGAGATTCCTGCTTCGCGTATTGAAGATCCGGAAGCAGCTACTAGAATTTACAACACTTTCTGGGAAGCAGATCGTATTCGTAGGCGTAATCGCGCCGAGATTCAGGCTATGCTCGATGGGGTTCCTCCCTACGACGAGGAGGAGTTAAAAGCAACGGGTCAGGGAGATCGGGCTAACATTAATTTTGGGGAAGGCGAAGCATTGCTGGAGTCAGCAATGGCAGGATACGTAGACCTTCTTAATTCTGTAGAACGTCTTGTTTCGTTCAAAACTACTTTTGGCGATCCGAGTCAGCGATATGAATGGGAGCAGATCATCTCTGAGGAAATGACTAGGATGCTGCGTAATTGGCCACGCTACACCTCCCAGTTCCTGCTGCTTGCCAACCACTTCGTAGGTCACGGAGTGGGTATTCTTTACTTCGATGACGAGATCGATTGGCGTTGGAAGGTATCCGGTCTTGGAGACTTCCTTATTCCCAACCGTACTTTTGCTTGCGAAGAGGATATTGAAGTAGCTATCGCTCGTCGCAGCTATCAGGTTCATCAGCTTTTTGCATTCATTCAGGACGAAGAGATCGCTACTGCCACTGGCTGGAATGTTGAGGAGACGAAGAAAGCGATCATGAATGCTGTTAACTCCGGGGTGACAGCGGCTCGCTTTACCGATTGGGAACAGCTTCGCGTTCAGTTGAAGTCCAACGATCTTACTCTTGGATACGCTGGAGCTTCTGAGGTTAAGGTAATCCATCTGTGGAACCGCGAGTTTGACGGGACTATCTCACATCTTGTTTCTCTGGAAGACGGCTCCAACAAGGAGTTTCTCTGTCAACGGATTAGTCCGTTCAAGAACGTAGCGGAAGCATTTACGATTTTTACCTTTGGCATTGGAACCAACGGCTACTACCACTCTATTCGCGGGCTTGGTTACAAGATCTATCCTCAGATTCAAGCGAGCAATCGTCTGCGCTGCCAGTTCTTCGATGGCTCCATGCTGTCTTCTTCTCTCATGGTTCAGCCTGAGAGCGAAGATGCTCTTAACGACCTCAACCTCTTCTACTACGGGCCATACTCCATTCTTCCCCCGAAGATGAAGGTAATTGAGCGGACCGTTCCAAACCTCGCCAACAACGTGGTTCCGATGCTGGCTGATCTCAATGCCACCATTCAGAATAAGACTGGATCTTACCAGACGCAAACTTCGATGCCTTCGGGCAAAGAGAAGACAAAGTTTGAGGTTCAGGCTCAGTTGGCGCAAGGAGCCAAACTTTCTTCTGCTGCCCTGAATCTTTTCTACGAACCATGGCAGCGGCATATGAGGGAAGTAGTCCGCCGGATTACCCGCCCAATGTATCTCCCCACTGAACCCGGTGGTGACGAGGTTAATGGGTTCATTCAGAAATGCACCAACCGTGGAGTGCCTATTGAAGCTATCTACTCTATCGATCTCGATACCGTTGTTGCCGTCAAGGCTATTGGCGCGGGGTCTGAAGCAAATCGCTTGCTGGCATTCGACGACTTCATGCAGATGATGAGTGCTTTTGATGACACTGGTAAACGCAACGTATTGCGTGACAGGGTGGCTGCTCGCGTGGGGTACGATCAGGTTAACCGTTACATTCAGCCGATTGGGGCTGAAAATCGTCCGTTGCCCGATGAGAAGGTGGCCGAGTTGGAGAATAACTCTATGAGCCTCAATCAGGTGGTTACGGTGAAGCAAAACGAAAACCATCTCATCCACGCCCGAGTACACGGTCAGTTGTTGGGTCAGATGATTCAGCAGATTGATCAAGGTCAGATGACTCTAGAGCAAGCGGTACAGCCGCTTGTAAATTTGGTGCAGCATCAAACCCAACATATCCAATCCATCCAAGCGGATAAAACCGTTGAGCAGGAGGTCGCCGCCCTTCGTCAGCAGCTTCAGCAAGCTGGCGAGTTTACCTACAACGGGATGGAGAAACTCAAGAAACAGCAGCAGGAACAGCAGATTTCGGCTCTTGCAAATCCTCCGCAGCAAGCTGGGCAGCAGGTTGATCCCCTTCTTCAACAGAAGATGGCGGAACATCAACTGAAACTTCAGATGATGCAGGAGCAGTTTACTCTTCAGCAGCAGATGAAACTCCAAGAGTCTCGCCAGAAACTAGCTATCGAAGACGCAAAAGCTGCACGTAAAATTGCCTCCGATAACAACCTCTCCATGTAATGCTCACCGAATCTCAATGGTTTGGAAACCCTGAACTACCCGTCCGCTTAAAGGAACTTCTTAAAGATCCTGTATTGGACAAAGCCCTACAGGTTCTTATTCAGAGTAAACTTCCTATCCCTGTAAACCTCCCAGAGAACGGATTTCTGGAACAGCACGCAGTAGTCAACGCACGCCGCGAAGGTTACTACACGTTCTATCGTGATCTACTTTCCCTCACTATCGAACCCACTCCATCCGTAGATATTTCCAAACCTTGGAAAGGTAAACACATCAAACTCGACGAATAGCATATGTCCGAACCTACAGAATCCTCCGCACCTGCTGAAGTATCAGCACCCGTTGAATCGTCCACACCAACCAGCACTCCTGAATCTTCTGGATCTGATTGGCTTGGATCTTTGGATAAGGCGTTGGCTGATATTCAGAATCCTAAGGCCACTCCTGAAGTAGAATCCGTCCAGTCCGAGGAGTCCGAATCCGAGGAGAAACCTACCGCTGAAGTAGAGTCTGACGACGAAACCCCTACGTCCATGACCCGCTCTGCCGGGGCCAAGTTCAAAGAACTTAAAAGCGAACTCAAGGATTGGAAGACCAAGTACGCCGAGCTTGAGAAGGTGGTTAGCGAATCTGGCTCTAAACCTCCCGAAGATTACGAAGCCCTTAAGTCTAAGGTGGAAGAGTATGAGCGAGAACTGTCTGTCACTCGCGTGGAGGCTACCCAAGAGTTTAAGCAAGCAGTTGTGCAGCCTTTGAATCAGGTTCTTACGACTGCCTACTCCCTAGCAGACAAGTACGGCGTGGAGGAGAAGACCTTGCAGGAAGCTCTTGCCGAAACGAATCTTGATAAGCAGAGTGAGATGCTTCAGGATTTGGCTTCTGGTTTTACGGAACGTGATCGTCTTGGTCTTTACCGCATGGCGGACGATGTAGCTGTACTACTTAAGCGTAAGGACGACATCAAAGCCAACGCTCAGTCTGCCTACTCTACCTTGACCGAACGTCAGCAGAAGGAATCCAGCACCGCTCGCACCGCTGCTCTTGATACCGTTTACAAGACGCTGTCTGAGAAGATTCCATTGTTCAAAAATAAAGACATAGCCGACAAGGTTAAGTCTATCGCCACATCTACGGATGTGGCTTCCTCCAGACCTGATGTCCAAGCCTACGCAACTTATGCTGGGGCTATCCTCCCTCACATTGTGAGGGAGTACACCTCCCAAGCTAACAAGATTGCGGAACTTGAGAAAACTATATCCTCTTTCCGCAAGACGGTTCCCAAGGCTGGCGGCGGCAAGCAAACTGCGGCTCAAGGTTTGTCTGCGGACGTTGGTTTCTTGGAAGCTCTCGAATCTCACATGTAATGAAATACGTTTACTGGACATTAGGATGCATGGTATTTTTTAATGTCTTGTTTCTAGTCTCGGCCTTTTTCCCCCCTATGCTCCGTAGTTTGCGGTTATACCGTAAGCTACGGGGTGGCCGATGGGAGAAGCGCGGGCACTGGCATGGGTATCCGCACTCAGAGTCTCTTACTAATCGTCGCAGAAACACTCTTGGAAAACCCGATGATGTAGAAGATTGGTATGATTAAGAAGGGATCAGAACAATTTGCAGGGTACAATAAACCTAAACGTACCCCCGATCACCCCACCAAGAGCCATGCTGTACTGGCTAAAGAGGGTGGGGAGGTTAAACTTATTCGGTTTGGTCAGCAGGGAGTAAGCGGATCTCCGAAGAAAGAAGGGGAGTCTTCGGAGTATAAAGCTAGGCGGGAAGCCTTTCAGGCTCGACACGCTAAGAACATCGCTAAAGGCAAGATGAGTGCAGCCTACTGGGCTAATAAAGTTAAGTGGTAAATAGTCACTTGACTTGTATTAAGCTATAGCACATATTGTCCTTGCAGACGGAAACTGCTTAAATTCCAAAGGCCAGTTTGAAGCCTTAATTCATTCTTCACTACTGAGCTAAAATCACCCATTCGGGTGCCTTGTCTGGCTCCACAAGGACTATACTCGTTCTGTTTCGCTATGTGCGTTTCGGATTGAAACGAGTTTTGTCTTGTTCCCCCCTCTCAACTTTTAACTTAAACTTACTATGGCTAACGACATCGAGCAGTTGCTCATCAATGAATCCGGACGTATCGGCCCGGATATTTACCGCAAGACCCTCAACACTTCCCCGTGGCTGAAGCTGATCAAGCAGGACACGTGGCCTGACGAGATGGGTGACACCATCAGCGTGCTGACCTACGAGCGTTCTTTGTACGATCAGTCCGCTCTTAACTGGGGCAATGTCAGTATCACGGGCGGCACCAACTGCGTCCCTGCTGCCGAGCAGATTAACTTCGCTCAGACACTCCGCAGTTATAATCTCCAGCAGACTGCTCTTGAGTCCCCTGAGATCTGCGTCAACGACCTTCGTTTCACGATGAAGCGCAAGGAACAGTTGAGCAATATCTTTGAGATCCTTAAGGAGAACACTGCTTGGGCGTGGCAGAACCGCTATCGTGACGAGTACATCCGCGTGGCCGAGCACAAGATCATTGCGAAGCCCAACGGCAATACCCTTCATGAGGGCGTCGGCTCCTTCCCGAATCTTGAGCCCGTTTCTCGTCTGACTCAGGGCATCCTTGATCGTGTGTACCTCCAGTTGGTGCGCGACGGTGCAGGCAACAAGCCCATGGGTCGCCAGAATGGTCGTCCTGAATTCACCGTTATCTGCTCGCCTGAAACGAGCGATCACCTCATCCGTTCCGATGCGAACATCCGTCAGGATTATCGCTGGAATCCGGGTGTGGTTAATGAACTGCTCGCCCCTCTTGGTGTCGAGAAGTCCTTCCGTGGCTTCTATCACCTCATCGACATGTTCCCGAAACGCTGGGACTGGGATGGCGACTCGATGGTCGAGCGTCTTCCGTATGTTGCGGTTGCCGATGCGGACCCCAGCGGCTACCTTCCCACAGGTCAGAAAGGCGATAAGTTCGTCGTCAATCCGGCTTACGAGAACGCCGCCTACGAGGATACCATCGTGTTCCATCAGGATGTGTACACAAGCCTTATCCCGGCTCCGATCACAAGCCCCGGCGGACAGACATCGTTTGACCCCGTCAGCTATCGTGGTGACTTCAAGTGGAAGAATATCCCGAACAAGGCGACCAACCCCGATGGTACTCTCGGCTATTTCCGTGGCGTTCTCTCGAATGGCACGAAGCCGATCCGTCCTGAGTGGGGCTATGTGATCCGCCATCTGCGCTGCGGACCCACACTGGGTCTGGTTGATTGCGCTGGTTAATCCCAGTTAGCGATACTTTAAGAAGGAGGGGGGCGTAAAAACCCCCCTCCTTTTACCGCAACTTTTTCTAGCAATTGCTATCGGGTGATTACGGTTGCCCACACACTTTAACTTTTTATTTTTATGGATGAAGAAATGATGGGCGAAGAAATGATGGGCGGTAAAAAGCCAGCCAAGGAGAAAGTAAATCCGGGTACGGATATGCAGAAGGAAGTGCATCTTGAAGTCCCCGAAGGTTTCGAGGTTCCTGAAGGCGTTAAGGCTGGGGATAGCTTCGAGGCTATGTCCACCTATCGCCTTAGGAAGGACGGGCATATCTGTCTCGAAGCAGTGGAAGGCAATCCTCTCCCCGGAGAAAAGGGCGAAACCGCCAGTGAAGAAGAAGCCGAAGGTTCTGAAGAAGAAGGCGAATACGGGCCTAAAGGTGAAGCTCCAGAAAAAGGCAAGGGGGGTCCTGCAATGGGTTTCCTCCTCGCTATCGAAAAAGGAGCAGCCAAGAAAAAGGGCAAGTAGTCATGTCTGATATGCTCACCACCTTTGAGGAGTCACGGGTGGCGTTGCTTACAAGAGGCACGGTCGGCACCGCCACTCCAATCTTGGCGGTGCTGACTTCGTTTCAAGAGCAGATTGAGTGGTATCTTCGCGTTGCAGGTTTGACTGGAGCCTTGATTGTCTCCATCTTGACCATTCTTTCGTTTCTACGTAAGAAGAAGTAGTATGGCTCTTATTTCTACTATCAGTCTACCTACGCATACACGGGGAGATACTTTCCGGGCGTTGGATTTTACCCTTAGTCAGACTACCCTTGAAGGAGCCACAGGCGTTAATACGCCTATCGATTTAACGGACGCCACGATTTGCCTACAGGTACGCCCTACCAAAACTTCGGAATCTGTATTTTTGGACCTAGCCGAGGGTTCTGGAATTACCATTATTGATCCCGAACTTGGTAGATTTCAGATCGATGAGCAAATCCTCGACATTCCGGTGGGTACACATTATTTTGACATCGAGATTACCTTAAGCACAGGCTTTAGGTTTACTTGGTTTATTGGAACTTGGACTATAACCTCCGACATTACCCATGGCTGATATAACTGGAGCAACAGGAGCAACAGGAGCAACAGGGGCAACAGGTCCTAAGGGGGTAAATTTCATTGAAGGCGGTTTTTCTGCCGCTACTACTTATTATACTAACGACGTAGTTAGCTATGCGGGATATCTGTATATTCTGATGGCGGGACCTAGTATCGGAGTATACCCCGATATTGGGGCTCCTTGGGCTATTTTTATTCCAGAAGGAGTATACGGCGCTACAGGACCTACAGGACCTACAGGATTTACAGGAGCTACAGGAGCTACAGGAGCTACAGGTGTAGGAGAAACTGGAGCTACGGGAGTTACCGGAGCCACAGGTCCTGCTGGAGGACCTACGGGTGCAACGGGACCTATCGGTCAAACCGGAGCTACGGGACCTTTGGGAATTACAGGCCCTATGGGTCCTCAAGGTAATCCGGGTCTGGGCATTACCGGACCTACTGGATCAACGGGCGTAACTGGAGCCAAGGGAGATATTGGCGATACGGGACCCACTGGTGAAACTGGAGCCACTGGACCTATAGGTCCTTCTGGATCACCGGGGGGCGCAACAGGTTCCACAGGACCCATTGGGGCAACTGGCGTTACAGGAATTATGGGTGCCACAGGTCCCATAGGAGCTAGGGGTCCAGCAGGACCTACTGGAGTTCCCGGAGGTTTTGTTAATGCTATTCTTCCTGTAGTTGGATCTTCTGGAAATGTTGTTTCAGCCAATATTACTTTAAGTCAAGGAATTCAAGGTAGGCCCGGAGCCACTGGTCCTATCGGGCAAACGGGGCTTATAGGTCCTACAGGGCAGACTGGACCTCAAGGCGATCCCGGTGGAGCTACTGGCGCTACAGGACCTGCTGGCTCTACCGGAGCTACTGGAGTTGCTGGACCTATCGGGCCTACAGGACACACTGGGGTTATCGGTCAAACCGGACCTTCAGGCTCTGTCGGACCTTCTGGACTCAGGGGGCCTACTGGAATTGTTGGGCCTATTGGACAAACAGGGCCTATTGGTCTGACTGGAGCTAGTGGCGTTAAAGGAGCCACTGGGGCCAGCGGAACTATTGGCGCTACTGGAGTTACTGGCGCTATTGGAAACACTGGCCCTATTGGACATACTGGAGTTAAGGGGGCTACTGGAAGTGTTGGGCCTATTGGACAATCCGGAGCTACTGGACCTATTGGTCAAACTGGACCTATTGGTCAAACTGGACCTATTGGACAAACAGGGCCTATCGGTCCTACGGGTCTTACCGGAGAAACCGGACCTACTGGATTTGGAGAAACCGGACCCACGGGCCTTACCGGAGAAACCGGACCTACGGGTCTTA